GTTTATTTACAATTTCTAATTTAACTACAGCTTGTACACCTTTAATTTGTACTAATATTGAATTAATGTCAGATAAATTAATGGGTTGATTAATAGTCCAATTATTAATGTTAAAATAGTCTTTTAATGTTGTAATGCAGCTAGTAATTACATCATTACTATTATATCCTCTTGTTATTCTAATGTCAAAATTAATTCCAATGTTAATATAAAAAGCATCTTTAATGTTTACAGCATCTGTAACCATTCTATATTGATTAATATAAGTAGCTAAGTTTTCCTTTAATGTTGTTGATGCTGCTGTTAATTTTTTATTAGTATCATATGCTAAAACATACATATCTAATGATAATGGGTTACGACCTTCAGTAGTAGATACAGTAGATGTAGGTATCATTTCTTGAGCTACATCTTGCGTAACATATACTTTAGCTATACTACCATAATCAGCGGGTAATGATAATGCTCTAACCATATAATCTTCTCTAGTTACAGCACGTAGTTGTGATTGAAATGCATATAATGCATTATTACGTATTTCTTCTAATTCATCTGCGCCTCTACCGCCAGAAGCTGGTATTGGGTTATTTGATGCTAAGCTAGCTTTAATTTGGTCAGCTAATTGACCTGATTGAGGTGTTTTAAAATCAACATTAGTATTATCAATAGCAGTTAAATCATTTGACGCTACGTTTGCTGTTACGCCACCACCTACAAGATATCGTACAGTAATGTTACTACTTGGTGCTAAACCATATTCTTTAGTAAAAAATACAGTTGCTTTATTATAATTATCTGTTAATGTAGATATACCAGGTATTAAGCCTAATCCAACATTATCTGGGTTAGGTAACACATTTGTATCACTTGTATTGCCAATTCCAGCACCAAATTCTAATTGTAATGTACCATCAGATAAAAATCTTGATACATAACGGCGTGGTGCACTAGTATAATTAACTAGGTATGGAACACCATCACTACCAGAATTAGGATTAGCTATAGGTGTAGGTATTACAGATTGGGCTAAATATGGTACTTCATACCATCTATTAGCACCAGCATCAGTTGCATCTAATATTTGTAATATGTTTGTATCTGTAATAGTAGCTATTTGAAATTTCTGTGGGCTGCTAAATGTTAATGTTGTAGATTTAATTTCAGCAGATATTGCTTTAACTGATTTTTTAAGTAAAAAGTAATTTGCATCTACAAATGTTATTTCAGTATTTGTAGTATCAGTAAAATCTACTTTAGTAGTAGTAATAAATTTAGCACCAGTACTAGCTGATGTTAATGAAGTATTTTCAGGTACAATTAATGCATAATTGTAATCAGGTACGCTATTTCCTGATATTGCATCTATTATAGATGGTATTAATTGATATATATCTACTGTTGTACTAGCGGCATATGATACTCTAGGACTATATCCTAAACCATATGAAAGAGCAAATAAATTTTCTCTCTCTTTAGCATACAATAAAAATGTTTCTTGAATTTGAGTATCAATATAAAATGATGAAACATCACCTACATATGAAGCCATTTCAATAAATAAAGCTCCGGGATTAGAATCAGAAAAATCATTGTATGTGTTAGGAAAGTAAGTTTTAGCATAATTTAAAAGGTTAGTTTTAAATTCACTAAATGTCTTATTTAAATATGATACTCTATTATCTGCCATTTTATATAAATTGTACTGTTATTTGATCAGATGTTCCTGATATTATTAATTGATATTTTACTGTAACCGATATAGTGTTTGTATCTTGATCAGGAGTAACTAATACTTCATTCACTTGTACTTCAGGTACAAAAAATGTTACATTAGTAGTAACTAAATCTTGTATTAAAGCTGTTGTATCTTCTGTTATACCTTCAAACAATACTGTTTTTAAATCTGCTCCAAATTCAGGATTAAATAATCTTTCACCTTTATTAGTTAATAATAAATTAATTAAATTAGATTTAATTTGATCTGCAGTACTATATGTTTTATTAAATGGGCCTGATGGGCCATCAAATGGAAGCGATACCCCAATTGCAATATTTTTTTGCAAATCTAATGGATTGACGCGTGTTGTTTGAGGTATAGGCATATTAATCTAATTGTCTTAATCCTGATCTGTCCATTGGTGTCATATTAGCCGCTGCGTCTGCTATAAAAGCAGAAAAAGGATTTATTTTTTCACCAGTAGCTGTATCAACTTGATCAATTACTTTTAATTCAGAACGTTGTGGTTGTTGAAAACCAAATTCAGCACCCATTTTAGCCATTAACGAGCTACGTACATCTCCAGGTAATGGAGCTACATCAGCGCTAGTAAAACTCATTGTTCTGTTTTCATTAAGTGGTTGCTTATTATGTTTAACTAACGCTTCATTAATTAAATCAGGCAATTCTTCATAAATAGCTTCAGTTACCGCGTCTTTAATTAATTTTTTGAATAATTTAATGTTCATATAAATAAATATTTAAGATTGTAAATTTTGTTGATCTATTATTAACTTTAGTTGTTCTATTAAGTCGTTCGGATCCTGTGTGAAGGAAAAATCACTTTTTGCTACTTCCACATTATTTCTATTAATAGCTACAGCATAATGGCGTTTATTACCTCTTACATTAAATTTAGGATTATTTTCTTCTTTTAAGGCAAATGTAAATCCTTTATATGATCCAAAATTAGTTCCAAAATTATTAATACCTGTTATTAAGTTTAAATTTGGTATATTGGTCGCTGTTTGGTCTATTTTTAATATAGGATCACGCAATTGTGCTTTAAGATTTTCTAAATCACTTATCATCATCCCTAATATTGGACCTACTATAGCTAATATTACACTTAAAGATTCAACTAGCGCATTTGCTCTTTCAATAGCTCTAGATATTCGAGTTATTAAATTGACTGGAATACCTATACCTGGAGGTACAGCAGTAGGAATAGGGATAGCAGATAATATAGTGACTATAGTTGAAAATATTCGTATAAATGTAGATATATTTTTTATAGTATTTTGTACAGATATTATTTTTTGTTCCTGGTTATTTATTAAAGTTAAAGCAGCATTTTTAGCAGCTATAGCTTGAGCTACTTGTTCTGGGGTTGTAGCAGCATCGGCAATAGCATTAGTTCTATCAACTAATTCTTGTAATTTACCATTTTGATTAGTAATTTGAATTAAAGTATTGGTTAATTGATTTGCAATTATGGGTGCTAATGTCTTTTTAGCATTTCTTAATACTTGTTGATTTCGAGAAACATTAGCTTTTCTAGAATTAGCTTTAGATTTACTAATATTTTTATCTATAGTAGCATCAGATTTTTTCTTCTTATCTGCTCCAGATTGAAAAGGATCATTATTTGCCATATTATGTTGTAAAATTATTAGTTGAAGTAATATTTTTAAGTTGTTTTTGCAGTGCTTCAAGTTTTCCTACTGCATTAGCTCCAGCTACATTTACACCAGTTAATGGTGATCCTTGTGGAGGAGCTACAGCTGATGCTAGACCATTGCTTAGTTCTTCTATTATAGACATTAATTGTGTTAATAGATCTTTTGTTTTATTACCTAATAATAAAGGTTCATCTGCTACAGTTCCATCTTTTTTAGTTCCTAAACTAATTTTAGGTGAATTTATATGTGTATAATTCCCTGCATTTAGATTTATAATACTATCAGTATTTAATTCTATGAATCCACTAGAAATAAGAACTATATCATCTTTTTTAGAATTTAAAGTAATTCTATCACTATTTAATATGATTTGGGGATTAGTGTAGTTGGGTGGTAATATAGATGATAAAACTGGGTTTGTAATTAGTGCTCCAGGTTTAAGAGGAATTTTTTGGGTTGATGTCATATAAATAGATGACAATTCCTTATTTATTTCCTCAATATTAGGTGCTAATGATTTTTTATCTGTAGTTACATATCCATTTACTAATATAGTAATAGGATCACCATTATTACCAACACTACTCCATTCGCTTATATTTGAATAAGAAGAAACAGTACTACCAAAACGAATACCATTTCCTTTTCTACCTTGATATATTCTATCACCTTGAAAAGATAATAAATTTCTTATATCAGCATTCTCATTAAATGTAGTTCCTAAGCTATCAGTACTAGGTGAGTTATGTTGATTGTTATTCCATATGTTAATTGTGCCTAAATAATATTTTTGAGAGGCATTTGGTGTTACCTGAGATGTAGCTGCAGGGCCATCTGTTAATGATACTAATTCTCCTACTAAAGGATAATCTTGACTATTAGCATAAAATGGCTTAGCTACTTTACATGCAGATAGGTCTACATCAGTTGTATCTTTGGATTGATCATAATCTAAATAAAATATAGTACCTATACCGTTAACTCCTCCATTATTTTTAAACAAATCTTCATTAGGAGTATTTTCAGTTGTAATTACACCAAATACTTTTCCTATTTGTGGTTTAAAAGGAGGTACAACAATACCTCTACTGGTAGATGCTACTATTCC